GGGTGCGGTGAAAGAATTGCGCAAAGACCTTCATTCAATTGAGACGGACTTGCCCAAATCCTACGTCAGCAAGTTCGACATGGACAAGCGCATGGACCACATTGAGGTGATGTTCCAGCGAATCTATGACAAGCTTGATGGGAAGGCAGACAAATGAGCACAACGGAAGAGAAGCAAGAAAAGTTCGCCATTGAGATGGCGGCGAGCGCCAGCAAGGGCGCACTAGTCGAGAAGATCACCTTCGCAGGTATCCCAATCCTGTTCTCTTGCGTTGTTTATCTGATGAGCGCCCTATCCGGTGCTAACAACGAAATCATCCAATTGAAGTCCAAAATTGCTGTTGTTGTTAACTCAGACAACAAGGCGATCCCGCCCCAAGGCACAACCATAGATATGGCGCAGATCCGCGAGAATTTAAGCGATCAAATCTCCAAGGTTGAGAAGGAGAGCGCCCTTGCCCGCGCCGCTATGACATTGGATCGTGAGCGCTCAATGTCTGCGATTGAAAAGAGCCGCATGGATATGGTTGCGGATGCTGCCGCCGCCCGCGCCTCCATCCGCTTTGACACGGCGCAACTGATCGCCGCGCTCGACAAGCGCATCACGTTGCTGGAAAAGGGGAAATAAAATGGACTTATTGAAGCAATTTGGTCCCCTACTTGGTCAACTGGCCCCGTCCATCGCCACGGCTCTGGGCGGCCCATTGGCCGGTGTAGCAGTGAAGACCCTGTCCAACGCTCTCTTTGGGCATGAGGACGGCACCGAGGAGCAGATCTCCGAGGCAATGGCGTCCGCCACGCCTGACCAGCTTGCCGCCATCAAGAAGATTGACGCCGACTTCAAGGTCCAGATGAAGTCTCTGGACATTGACCTTGAGCGCATTGCCGCTGGCGACCGCGACAGCGCCCGTCAGATGCAGCGCGAGACCAAGGACTGGACCCCAAAGGCTCTGGCCTTTATCGTCACGTTTGGGTTCTTTGGGGCGCTGGTTTACATCTTGATTTTTGGAATACCCCAGACGGGGACCGAGGTCATCTTGATGATGCTGGGGTCGCTAAGTAGTTCATGGACTGGCGTTATGCAGTTCTACCATGGGTCCAGCGCCGGGTCGAAGGCTAAGACTGAAGCTCTTACTGCGAGGGACAGCAAATGAATGAGAACTGGGATGACAGCTTCGCCGCCGTCTTGAAGCACGAGGGTGGATTTGTGAACCATCCGAAAGATCCGGGTGGCATGACCAATTTGGGCGTCACAAAGGCGGCTTGGGAGGGCTACGTTGGCAAGCCCGTGGACGAGGCTTTTATGCGAAAGCTTACGCCCGAGGCGGTAAAGCCCTTCTACAAGGCCATGTATTGGGACAAGATCAAGGGAGACCAACTCCCCAACGGCGTGGACTACGCCGCCTACGACTTGGCGGTGAACTCCGGCGTCGGGAGGGCGGCGAAGTTCTTGCAGACAATCGCTGGCGTTACAGTGGACGGAGTTCTTGGCCCCAAATCTATGGGCGCCATCAGGGAGTGCGACCCCGAGCAGATGGTTGACGCGCTCTGCGACATGCGCCTCGACTTCCTCAAGCGTCTTCCTACCTTTGACACTTTTGGGAAGGGCTGGAGCCGCCGGGTGGCCGAGGTCAAGGAAAAAGCCTCTGGCATGGCGTAAACGCCCCGTCAGTGGTATAAAGGGCGGATCACGGGGTTAGCCATGACCACAGGCCTCACTTATTCGCAGTATGTCACCCAGATCGCTACGATGGCTGTCGTAGCGGAGACCGATCCTGCGTTCGTCACGATCCTACCCCAAATGATCACTTACGCCGAAAATCGGATGTATCGTGACATCGACTTTATGTTTACGTCAACATCCCTGCATGGCGTCAGCTTTGTCTTAACGCCCGGCAACAGGAACTTGTCGTTCAACATCAATTTGGCGTCGAATTTAGATTCGGCATCTGGCACGTTCGTTGTCAGTGAGCAGATCAATCTTCTGACAAATGCGGCGGGCAACGCTGCCTCTACAACTGACCCTGATGCATGTGTTCGTGTGCCGTTGCTTCCTACAACCAAAGAGTTTTTGGATGCTGTATATGGGTCATCTTTAACCGCTAACCGTGGCAAGCCAGAGTATTTCGTGCCCTTCAATGAGACGCTATTCTTCGTTGGACCAGTGCCAGATCAGGCATATCCTGTTGAGGTTGTCGGCACCTATCGGCCCAACAGTCTGTCTGCAACGAACACTTCAACGTTCATCAGCCTTTATCTGCCTGATGTGTTTATCATGGCAAGCATGATCTATATCTCCGCATATCAGCGGAATTTTGGCAGAGCCAACGACGACCCTCAAATGGCTATCACTTACGAAAGTCAGTACCAAAGCCTCTTGAAAAGCGCCATTGTTGAGGAAGCGCGTAAGAAGTTTGACGCTGCTGGATGGTCATCGCAAAGCCCTGCAACCGTTGCCACACCGACAAGGGGTTAAGCGATGCCCCATCAATCATTGAAGTTGCTTCCCGGCGTTGATCAGAACAAGACGCCAGCCCTCAATGAGGCGGCAATCTCGCAGAGCCAACTTATCCGATTTATCCCTGACCGAACTATGGGCGGTTTGGTGCAGAAGCTTGGTGGCTGGACCCAGTATCCTGACGGATACACCATCAACATTGGCTCAACCGTTCGCGCCCTGTGGCCGTGGGAAGACACCAACTCAAATTCTTATCTTGGCGTAGGTGCTGACGGGTCTTCTCCAGCTATTGTAACGGGTGTTAGCAGTTTCACGGTAACTATTACGGGCGCATCTGGAACCGGAACTACCGCTACGCTTACGTTTTCTGGATCGTATGTATTTCCAATCGGAAGCACTATAACCGTGTCTGGCATGACTCCAAGCGGGTATAATGATACTTATATTGTAACTGCTTCAACGGCTGGGACCGTGTCTTACCTAAATTCCACCACTGGATTTACATCAGGTGGGACAATCGGGCCAATTGTCACGCTGACATTCACTGGTGGCGCTTCTTTCTTTGCTGGAAAAAGTATCACTGTCAGCGGGACGACAATCACGACGGCCTCTTATGCAACCACTGCTGCGTCTGGGACGGGATCTGTTGCCACCTTAACTTTCTCCGGCTCTTATGTGTACCCCGTTGGTGCCTTAATCATAGTTACGGGCGTAACTCCAACTGGGTATAATGGAACCTACACGGTGACGGCTTCGTCTGCTGGGTCTATCTCTTATGCCAGCACAACTACTGGGTCACAGACGGTAGCCGGTGTCATCAGCCCTGTTAACCCGTACAACGGAACGTTTACGGTCACATCGGCTACACCTACTAGCGTCTCATACATTTTAAGTTCCGCTGTTCTCCCGTATTCTTCTGGCGGCTTGATCTATGGGGGCGGTCAATCCCTGAGCGTGATCCTTAATGGGTCAAATCCAGATATAACCCCTGAAAAATTAACGTCCAATGCGGCGGTTAACTTTAGCACGACGGCTGGAAGTAATGCCGTTGTTGTCACCGAAGCCGGGCGCGACACAAACAACTTTTGGGTTGTTGACATTCAGACTCAAGTTTCTGTTGGGGGGCTCATTCTCTTCGGCCAATATCAGGTTGATAACCCCGGCCTAATCCCTGATCAATACACGATCTATGCAACTGATGTGCTTGGTCAGCCACAAAACGCCACCTACACCACAACGTCGTCAGTCACGATCACTGGGCTTACTGCATCTTCCCCTTCGGCTGGATATGTAACGCTTACATATGCTGGGGCATATGTTTTCCCCGTTGGAAGCACGATCATTGTCGCTGGTGTCACACCGATTGGCTATAATGGAACCTATGTTGTCACAACCTCGGCGGCGGGCAGCGTCTCATTTGCCAACGCCACCACAGGAGCGGCTTCGGGAGCCCCCGGAACCATTTCCAACAACGGCGTCGTTCCTAAATATACGACCGCCACTGGGTCGAGCTTAGTCACCGTAACGCTGCCAAATCATGGCT